ATGGCTGGCGAACTTAACAAACTGAGCGACAGGAAGTTAAAGGGATTACATGGCATCCCAGCCAGTAAGATTGAGTTTTATGCTGATGGTGCCGGGTTGAGCGCTAAGGTAACGAAAGCTGGTGGCATTAGCTGGGTGTTTACTTACCGTCTCGACGGGCAGAAGCTGCATCGGCTGACTCTGGGGCGCTACCCTGATATGAGTCTCAAAGAGGCCCGTTCCTCGCGTGATAAATGCCGCCAGTGGCTGGCCTCAGGTAAAGACCCAAAGCACCAGCTGGCGCTAACTACTCAGGAAACGCTTAAACCGGTCACGGTGCAGGAAGCTATCGAATACTGGATACGCGAATATGCGGAAGAAAACCGTGCGAACGTTGAGCGGCATAAAGCGGAGCTACGCAAACACATTTACCCTTATATTGGGAAAATGGCGCTCGCTGACTGCGAAACCCGTTACTGGCTTGACTGCTTTGACAGGATGAAAAAGAAAACGCCAGTTGCTGCGGGTTATGTATTCCAGATGTGTAAGCAGGCTCTGAAATTCTGCCGCGTTCGCCGTTACGCCGTCAGTACCGCCCTTGAAGATTTGAGTATTCCCGATGTTGGTAAAAAGCAGGCGAAAAAAGATCGGGTACTGAAAGATAAAGAGGTTGGGGGATTGTGGGCTGCTATATCGTCCGGCGATGTTTTTCTGCCTTACTATACAAACTTGCTCAGGATCACCACTTTGTTTGGTTGCCGCACCCAGGAGGCCAGATTATCCGAGTGGGCCGAATGGGATATGGATGCATGGGTATGGACGGTTCCGAAAGCGCATAGTAAAGGTGGTGAAAAGATTGTGCGGCCAGTTCCAGAAGCGATGCGTTCATTTATTGAAATTCTCCACGATGAAACAAAATCATCCGGCTACCTTCTCGGAGTTGTGAAGAATAGCGAGGCGGTTAGCCAGTGGGGCCGTAGCGTTTATAAAAAACTGGGGCATTCTGAACCGTGGACATTGCATGATCTACGGCGAACGCTTGCAACGCATATGAATAATATGGGTATCGCTCCGCACGTTGTTGAACAGTTGCTGGGCCACTCAATGCCGGGAGTTATGGCAATTTATAACCGTAGTCTGTACTTGCCGGAGAAGCTGGACGCGCTGAACAAGTGGTATGACCGCTTAGAACTTCTTGCGGGTAATCATCAAAATGTGGTTCTGTTACCTGTAGCGAATAGAGATTAAACTGATATTGCGGGTCTAGGTCGGCCAACCGAAAAGCGGGAAACCCTACCCGCCTGGCTCGCAAGTTATTAGGGGCGTTGAGGGTGACGATATGTTAATTAACAAGAAAGGCGATTTGCCGGATTATTTCGATATAGGGAAATATAAAACTTTTGAATCATTAGATGATAGAGAGTTTTTTAATCAGTTATTAATGCGTCATTATATGGTCGCAGACTATGATAAATGGATAGATGAAGATGATTTGAAAATAATAATGTCTAATCCAATAGCTGACAGAAAATATAGTGAGGATGCCTTTGCAGGTGTTGATTATGTGCAATCCGATATGCAGGAAAATAACTCAAATGCAGGTAAGCGGCTTGGTTCGTCAATGCTGATTGAGCCTTTACAGCGTCACGATATATTCAAAATAATGCACTCTAAAAAAGTAGTTGATGAATATGATGATGCTGATACTTTGGGGCTATTGGACTGTATTAATCTGATTGATAACTTCGGGGATGATTTCTTTGTTAAATTGGATTTACGTTACCCTGATGAATTTTTAATTGAAGATTTATCATCTTTGCTTTCATCATGGCGAAATTCCTTAAATATTCCAGACCCAAATAATGAACTATCAATAAATTCATGGGAAGTAGCCAGAAGGAAGATAATAAGTTATGGAATTTTCCCCTATGCTGACCTTTTCTGCTGGCAGAAAATTACAGGAAACAGGATAAGCAGTAGTGTTATTGCTGGTTCGATTTTCCCTGATCTATCAGTCGGAGAAAAGAAACTCTGTGAAACTATTCGGCCTTTCTTCGAAAAAAATCTTGCAAATTTTTCGTTGGAAAAGTTTGAGAGAGAAATTCGGGAGAGGTTGATTGAGCAAAAAAATAGGCGTAGGAAATGAATTTTTTTCTTCTGTATCAGTAAGATGATGTAGATATCAATATTCCTCCACAACACAAGAACAGATAGGAAAGTGTCCTTCTGAATGTGTGAAGTGGAGGAAGCATGTCAAATACTCTTTTTACCCCGCCAACACCTGAGCAACGCCGCAACATTCTGGCAGAGTACGGAATTAAGTTTGATCGTCGTATTCGTGAAAATGAATGTTTTGAAATAACCAGCCTTTCCCGTTCCACCCGCTGGTATATGGAGAACGAAGGTAAATTCCCGCCACGCTGCCACTTTGGCCGTAATAGTTGCGCATGGCTTCTGTCAGATGTTCTTTGGTGGGTTCGCAATCCACCTGCTGTTGAGAACGTCAACACCCCTTACAGCCGTAAATCCGCGTAGGGGGCGCTATGCAAAAATTAAATGAGCTGGTTCCGGTTAACCCCGGAAATATTGGCGGCGTGGCGGTATCGCTGGTCAGTGCTAAAAAACTCCATGCGTTTCTCGGCGTTGGGCGTGATTTCACCAACTGGGTTAAAGGGCGTATTAGCCAGTACGGCTTCACTACTGGAGTCGATTACATCATTGTTGAAAGTTTGAGCACGCCAAAACGGGCGAGCGCAAAATCTCGGCAGCAGATGGAACATGACTACCTGATCACTATTGATATGGGTAAAGAGCTGGCAATGGTTGAGCGCAACGAAAAAGGGCGGGAGGTACGCCGCTACTTCATCAACTGCGAACGCCAGGCAAAAGCCGCCGCTAATATCCCCCAGACGTTACCGGAAGCCCTGCGCCTTGCCGCTGATCTGGCCGAAAAGGCAAGCGAACTTGAAAACCGGCTGGTGGCCGCTGCGCCAAAAGTTGATTTCGCTGATCGCGTGGCGGAGATCAGCAAGGGTATTTCCATTCCCAACTATGCCAAAGCCGTAGGGCTTGGCCCTATCAAATTATTCGGCTGGATGAGGCAGCAGGGGATTCTCATCAATGGCGGTCAGCGCCACAACCTGCCTATGCAGCGTTATATCGATAGCGGTTATTTTGCCGTTCGCCAGGGAACGTATGAAACGAATGGCGAGGTAAGAGCCTCATTCACAACGATGCTGACAGGGAAAGGTGAGCAGTGGTTAACGAAGAAACTGATCGCTGGTGGTGTATTGCCGGAGGTGCCGAATGCTGACGCTGAATAAAACAAAGGCAGCTTTGCAGAGCTGCCAATGTCACTACGAAAAGCCGAAACAGATTAAGCATACCAGGGTTAATGCTGGTGGTCAAAGAATGAGCGCTGCAGAGGCCATGGGAACTGCGCCAATGGCTGGGTTAAAAAGTGGCCTATTCCTAACGCCAGATCTGGCGGAAGGGTGTGCTCCAATGGAGCGGTTAAACCATAACCTGATGATTTCAAAGCAGAGCGTAATATTGCGTTGCGTTCTGGCTAACTCTGGAGTTGCTGATTTGCAACTCTCTAAGGGGTGTTCGCCGTTGGCGCATACCCCATTTCCCCAAATCTGGGGAGAGCTGAATCAACGTGCAGGGTGTACTGCAATGCAGCATATCCCGGACAGGTCAGATCACCCCTTTGGCTCAATACCACGCTGCTGCAACTCTTTGCGGATTATTCGCTTAATCCAGGCAGCCAGCGATTCATCACCATCTTGCTGTTGGGCCTGTTCCATTAGCTCACGTAACTCAGGATCTAGCCTGAACTGGAATGGTGGGTTACCACGTCTTTCGCTTTTGTGTGTTGACACGTCAATTACACCCGATGTAATGTGTTTATGTGTAATGACACATTACATACATGTGTTGCAAATAGCAACGCCCCGGAGTGCGGGAACACTGCCGGGGCGTCTAACCAAACCGTTAATCGAGGTAACTGTTATGGCTGAATTACAGCATACCCAAACTCGCCCGAAATTTACATGGCGATTTCTCGCTCTCAACCGCCACGACAAGAAGGCCAGGCCTTGCCGTCTGTCTGTTGAGGCTGCAACCGAACGAGACGCCCGCCGTATTCTGGCCCAGCACTTCATCCTTTCTCTGGCCGCACGCCTGCCAGTTCAGGAGGTGGGCCATGTTTAAAATCATTGTGACCCACACCAATCACCAGACCGGGGTTATCACCACCCGCACCGAGCCGAAGCGTTACAAGACGCGCCGGAACGCCGAGAAGGCAGCAGAGAAGATCGGCTATGTCTGCTCACCTGATGGCAAGACCATTACCATGAGTATTAACGCTGAAGTGGTGGAGGTGGCCCATGTCTAAAAAATTCACCGTTGCCATTGAAGATGAACTTCGAAGGGCAGAGGCGTTGTTAACTGCTGCTGCTGAACTTCACGGCGGAGACAGAGACGAGCAGGAAATGTCATTTGAGCTGCTTGATAAGGTTCTTGTGAGGCTTCGCCAGATTAAGAAAGCCTATGAAAGCGGGGAGGTGATCTATGCGTGATATCTACCACCACCTTGTAAAGATGAACCCAGAGTTCGTGACTCACTCAGATGATGATCTGATTGAATGTCGTGAATCATGTGCTGATGCCGTATTTGCTATCACCAGCGCACTTACGCTTATTGGTAATCTGACCCTTGATGCCGATTTCGCTGAATCATACAGCGACGAGGATGCTCGGCGTGATCTGGTGCTTTTAGGGAATACTCTCCGTCATTTACCACGAATGGCACAGGCAATGGAGCAAAACAGCGCAACGGCAGATTACGTTCTTAAGCAACGTAAGGGGGGTGTTCAGTGAAAAATGCACCGAACGTAAAGGCTTTACCAAAGGATAAATTTACTGAGGCGATTATCTTTGCCGGTGCGGACGCCTGGAGCCATGCCAAAAGCTGGGAAGAAGGGATGGGGAAACAGGTAGCCGGTGACACGACGCCGCCGGTGTATCTCGGCCCCAAACAACTGGAAGAGCTGGACAACCTGCGCATTGTTGATAATGGCCGCAGGGTGGCTCGGGTCTACCTCGCTGGCAGTATCGAACCGCTGAAGATCAACGCCATTGGTGCCAAGTTGGCGAGCGCTGGGGTAGAGGACGCCAAACTCTATAAGGGGATTCCAGACCGTGATCCGGAGGACTGGCACGACTACCTGAAACGGCTACGCGAGCAGCCGGAAGATGAAGAAAGAGTCGTCCTGCAGCTACCAGTAGTTCGGAGGGAACCGGTACATACAGAGGTAAGTCCTGCACTCAATCAGATGGGCGCAAGTCAACGGGGCGAGGTACTGCTGGCGCATTACGATGGCGATCTGGCTATTCACGCAGACTCGGACATGGTTCACCACTACAACGGGGTGATCTGGAACCCGCTACCGGATAAAGAGCTGCAACGCGAAATGGCGCAGATCTACATCGATGCAGATGTGGCCTATTCACAGAACGCAGTCAAGTCGGCAGTGGAAACCATGAAACTGAGCCTGCCAGTGATGGGAGTAACGGCCCGCAACCTCATTGGCTTCAGCAACGGCGTATTTGATACCAGGACGGGGCAATTCAGGGAGCACAGCAAAACCGACTGGCTGTTGATTGCCAGCGAACTACCCTTCAGTCCTCCAGCTGAGGGAGAGACGCTGACCAGCCATGCACCGAACTTCTGGAAATGGTTACGCCGTTCAGTAGCCAATAATGACCTCAAGACTGATCGTGTACTGGCAGCACTATTCATGGTGTTGGCGAACCGGTACGACTGGCAGCTGTTTCTTGAGGTTACAGGCCCAGGCGGCAGCGGTAAAAGTGTGATGGCGGAGATCTGCACCATGCTGGCGGGCAAGGCCAATACAGTGTCGGCCAGTATGAAAGCGCTGGAGGATGCGAGGGACAGGGCGCTGGTGGTCGGCTACTCACTGATCATCATGCCGGATATGACCCGCTATGCTGGCGATGGTGCCGGGATTAAGGCGATTACCGGCGGCGATAAGGTATCTATCGATCCGAAGCACAAAGCACCGTACTCAACCCGAATCCCTGCGGTGGTGCTGGCCGTTAACAACAACGCTATGACTTTCAGCGACCGCAGCGGAGGGATATCGCGCCGCCGGGTGATATTCAACTTTACGGAGGTAGTGCCGGAAAACGAACGAGATACGATGCTGGCTGAAAAAATCGAGGGTGAGCTGGCCGTAATCATTCGCCATCTGCTGATCCGCTTTACCAGGCAGGACGAAGCCAAACGACTGCTGCACGAACAGCAGAAGTCAGAAGAGGCGCTGGCTATCAAGCGGGAAGGTGATTCGCTGGTGGACTTCTGCGGCTATCTGATGGCATCGGTAGCGTGTGACGGAATGTTTATCGGCAATGCGGAGATCGTGCCGTTCAGCCCGCGCAAGTACCTGTACCACGCCTATCTTGCATACATGCGGGCTAATGGTCTGAGTAAGCCGGTATCGCTTATGAGGTTCGGCACCGATATGCCAGGTGCAATGTCTGAATACGGCAAGGAGTACCACAAGCGCAAGACCAAACACGGCATACGTTCCAACGTCACCCTACACGATGATTCAGGGGAGTGGATGCCATCATGTGCAGCTACCTCAGAGAATGGAGGGGTAGAGTAAAGTTATAGATAAAGTGTTCACCAGTATTCACCCTGTTAAAAAGTCTATCTATTACATGGTGTTAAGGGGTGAACACTTATTTATGAAGTATTCACCAAAGTATTCACCTGTTCACCTTTTGATTGTTTTTTGCCCTAAAGGGTGAAGGGTAGGGTGAACACTAGTGAATACCTGAAAGAGAAGTATACACCACTTAACAGTATGAATTTGCTGAATAAATTAGCGATGGTGAACAGGTGAACACTTAAACGCATATTTTTAAATTTTATAGCAGACTAAAAAATAATTGATGGAGGGTAATTATGAACGTTAGTGATTTTATGGAAGAGCCTGAGCTGTTCACACTGCTGGGCAAGAAGAAAACAGCCGTGTGGCGATTACGCAAAGATCATGGATTTCCCAATCCAGTACTCACCCACCCCTCACGCTACAGCCGTAAAGCAGTAATGAAATGGCTTGAGGAAGGTGGCGTAAATAGAATTAATAATTTGGTTGTTTGCACGATAAAATAATGAGGTAAATAATGAAACTAATTGGCAAAGACAACGGCATTATGAGCGATCTCAAATTTCTCTATAGCGCCGTTGATGAGCTTTCAAATAAAGATGAGATTACAGTGACGGACTTTCTGGCTCTGAGTGCTTTTGTCACTTCTGAAAAGCTTGATCTGGAATCGTACCAGTCTGGGCTGGAAGAAGGGGGGCAAGAGTTATCGAAAGACGCCAGCGCTTATCTCGATCTTCTTCAGAGGATGGCGGCTGATTTGTCGTACCCAACCTCTGGCATTGAGAACGCTATCCATAGCGCACAATCAACAGCGAGCTGGGCTTTTTATCATTGGGGGCTGGATAAAGAGTAATCATCTTTCCATGTAAATTGAAGGCCTGGCGTTTGGCCAGGCTTGTTATTATTAAAAGTCGATCTCAGTATCTCGATTAAAAGTGGATGCAACCCACAAGGCTTCAGCCGGACACTTGCCATTTTGAAGGAGCATTGACCAGAAGGATTTATCAAAACATCCATCCAGATAAAGATACCTACAAATATCTATGAGATTGCCTCGACTCCACCCTTTAGAACTGAAACTTTTTACTCCCAATTCGTCTTCAAGATCGTAAAAAGTAATTTGTTCTTTTTTGCACCATGCGTTATTTAGGCGAGTTAATAAAAAGTCTACTTTTTCTTTCGATGTGATAAAGAAAGGGGTATAGGACTCATGCGCTCTACGTGGGACGCTCCCATCCGTATCACTCATGATTGGATATACACTTGATGTCCAAGCGTAAAGGTACGAGTCGCTGAACTCGTCGTGATATTTTCCAATGTGCATAATTTGCATTCTTTGCTGAGTGAATAGGGCACCCATAATGTCGTTTTCAGTCATAAGAAATCCTTGTTCGATAAATGGCGTCTCGCCAACTCCAACATAGAACTCCCTCCGTGTTTTGTAAATTATTTGTTCTCCTGTTTTCATTGCTGTTTGCGACAACAATCAGGTGTTTACTCATTGATTGCTATGTATATCTTGAATGGTGGCACTCAGACGTGAGCCGCCACTGGCCGTTAAATTAAGCTGTAGCGAGTACAGCCTGCGAGAGGCAGAAAAAGATTTAACGGCCTCCCCTCCAAGCGCTGGTTTCACGTCTTAACATTAATTGTTACGGAAACCACTCCATGAAGAAACTACTCGAATTACGCCAGCAGAAAGCCGCACTCAAAACACAGATGCGTTCCATGCTGGACAAAGCCGACACCGAAAAGCGCAGCCTGAACGAAGAAGAGGGCAAAAAGTTCGACGAACTCCGCGCCCAGGCTGATGCCCTCGAAGTTGAAATCATCCGTCTTGAAGCCGTCGCCGACGATCAGCGCAATCTGCCTGGTACTTCCGTTGAAGGTGAGCCAGTAAGCAACGACGAGCTGCGCCACTACATCATGACAGGGGATACCCGCTCTCTCTCCACGCTGGTGCAGGCTGACGGCGGTTATACCGTTATCCCTGAGCTGGACAAAGAGATTATGCGCCAGTTGCAGGATGACAGCGTGATGCGCTCCATCGCAACGGTGAAGACCACCAAAACCAACGAATACCAGAAGCTGGTATCTGTGGGCGGCACTACTGTTAATCGTGGTACCGAAGGAGAGGCACGTACCGAAACCAGTACGCCGAAGATGGAGCGCGTTGATATCAAACTCAACCCGATCTACGCCTACCCGAAAACCACGCAGGAGATTCTCGACTTCTCCGAGGTGGATATTCTGGGCTGGCTGTCTTCTGAAATCGCTGACACCTTCACCGCTACCGAAGAAAGCGACTTTGTGAACGGCGACGGTGATAAAAAATCCAAAGGGTTCCTGTCCTATCCGCGTGCGGCCACCAGCGATAAAACGCGTCCGTTCGGAACGCTGGAGAAAATGGAAGCTGCTGCCGTTTCCTCTGATGGCTTGATCGATCTGCTGTATAAGCTGAAAGCCAAATACCGCAAAAATGCCGTATGGGTGATGAACTCCAACACTGCCGCTACGCTGCAAAAGCTGAAAAACGGCAACGGGGATTACATCTGGCGTGATCGTCTCGTTGCTGACTCTCCCCATACCCTCCTTGGCCGTCCGGTTCAATACCTGGAAACCATGCCTGATACGGCTGCGGGTGAAGCGTTCCTGGCAGTCGGGGACTTTAAGCGCGGTTACTTTATCGTGGATCACACTACTGGCGTGCGTACCCGCCCCGACAACATCACCGAACCTGGTTTCTACAAGGTGCATACCGATAAATACCTGGGCGGTGGTGTGGTGGACTCCAACGCCATCAAGGTGCTTGAGCTTTCCGGTTCAGGTTCCTGATCTGACGTTTAAGGGGCTTCGGCCCCTTTTTGCCCTCTGTGGAGTCCTCCAATGAAAAATAATGATTTTGAAATCCGCACCTCTGAACTGACCGCCACGGATAAAAAGCTGGTGGGGTATGCCGTGCGCTGGAACAGCCTTTCAGAAGTGATCTGGGATGAGTTCCGCGAGCAGTTTGCGCCAGGGGCGTTTAAAGATAGCCTGGCATCCGGTAGCGATGTGCGGGCGCTGTATGAGCATAACTATACCCAACTGCTGGGGCGTACCAAATCCGGCACGCTGGTGCTGTCAGAAGATGATACCGGGCTACGCTTCGAACTGACTCCGCCAAACACCCAGCTTGGTAATGATGTGCTGGAGCTGGTGGAGCGCGGTGATATTTCCGGCATGAGCTTTGGTTTTCGGGCGCTGAAGGATACGTGGGATATCGACCAGTCTCCTTACCTGCGCACCGTGATCGCCGCCGAACTACGGGAAGTTACCGTTACCTCTATGCCTGCTTACCCTGAGTCTGGCGTGGAAATCGCGCACCGCTCGCTTTTCTTCCAACATCCTGAACTGCGCCGCGCTGGCGATAACCGCCGCCGTTGGGCTGAATTAGCGGGGCTTTAATATGTGGAATATCTGGCCGTTTGGCCGCAAGTCTGAACCCTCTGAGCAGCGCAGCATGACCATTGATGAGTTTCTGGCGATGGCAGGGATTCCAAACACCGGGTCAGGCGAATATGTGTCTGCCGGTACTGCGGAATCTCTGCCGGCGGTCATGAACGCCGTGTCAGTTATCAGTGAGGCGGTGGCAACCATGCCCTGCTACCTCTACCGCGTGCGCAACGATAAAGGGCGAGAGGCGCGGGAGTGGCTGAGCAATCACCCGGTAGATTTTCTGCTGAACGAGCAGCCGAACGACTGCCAGACGCCTTACCAGTTCAAGCGCACGATGATGCGTCACTGTCTGCTGAACGGTAATGCCTATGCGGTGATCCTGTGGGGCCGCGACGGCCAGCCGCAATCCCTGCACCCGTATGCGCCGGGGGCGGTTGTTCCTGAGCGTATCGGAGAGCACCGGTACAAATACACCGTTACTGAGCCATTTACCGGGGCAGTGCGCACCTACCTGCAGGAAGAGATCCTGCATCTGCGTTATGCCACCGACGATGGTTTTTTGGGGCGATCTCCGATCACCATCTGCCGCGAGGCGCTGGGGTTAGGTCTGGCTCAGCAGCGACACGGTGCCAGCATCATGAAAGACGGCATGATGGCGGCGGGCGTGGTTACTACAGCTGACTGGCTCGATAGCGTGAAGGGCAAACAGGCGCTGGACGCGCTGGAGCGTTACAAAGGTGCCAGAAATGCCGGGAAAACACCGATCCTTGAAGGTGGCATGGACTATAAGCAGCTGGGCATGAGCAATCAGGATGCCGAGTGGCTGGCCTCCCGCCGGTTCACCATTGAAGACATTGCCCGCATGTTCAACGTTTCGCCTATCTTCCTGCAGGAGTACAGCAACAGCACCTACAGCAACTTTAGCGAGGCAAGCCGCGCCTTTCTCACCATGACAATGCGCCCCTGGCTGGCGAACTTCGAGCAGCAGATCAAATCTGCGCTGCTGGTGGCGTCACCTGCACCAGGCATCCGTTATCAGGTTGAGTTCGACTCTGCCGATCTTCTTCGTGCCACACCAACCGAGCGTTACGCAACTTATGAGCGCGGTATCAAGAACGGGATCATGAACCCGAACGAAGCCCGCGAGCGCGAAGGGATGCCGCCGCGTGAAGGTGGCGACGAGTTCAGCCAAGCGTGGAAACAGGAGGTCAAGGTAAGCAAAGACGCTAAGGAAGGTGACGAGTGAGGGCTGGGAAGATGAAGAGACGAATCACTATCCAGAAGTTTGTAAGCCATCGTGACCCGGCTACCGGGGCCGTAGTTAAAGAGTGGGTTGATGACGTTACCATCTGGGGGGAAATAGCCAGTCTCAGTGGCCGTGAGCTGGTCGCGGCTCAGGCCGAACAATCAGAAATAACGGTCAGAGTCTGGATCCGCTATCGCAAAGGGATTACCACAAAAAACCGTCTGACCTGTACTGAATCCGGGATGCCTACGACCATCTATGACATCAAGGCAGTTCTGCCGGATTCGGATCGTACCCGCCTCGAAATTATGTGCACCGGAGGGCTTACCAATGGCTGAACGTATAGCGCTTGCTGAAGCGAAACTTCACTGCCGCATTGATAGCGATGACATCTACGAAGACTCAATGATTCAGGCGTATATCGAAGCGTCACTGGAAGTCTGCCAGAAGCATATCGGGAAACGGTTTGATGATGGGCTGGAGTTTACCCCGGCCATCAAAATTGGCTGTCTGATGTATATCTCCCAGCTGTACGAATACCGCACGATGGTCAGTGACGTAGAGGCGAAAGAGGTTCCCCTGGCTATCTCCGCGCTGTGGTCTGTCTACCGTGATGTGGGGGTGTACTGATGCCGTGGCAACCAATGCGCCGGTGCACTGAGCCGGGATGCAATAAACGGGTGAAGTCCGGCAAGTGTGATGAGCACAAGCGGGAAGCCTGGCGGGCAGAGGATTCCAGACGCGGCCACCGTCGCGCCCGTGGTTACTCAGCATCATGGGAGAAGTACCGTGCTCAGTATCTGAAACGTCACCCCCTGTGTGTCGAGTGCCAGAAGCTGGGCCTCTACGTTCCTGCAAAGGTTGTCGATCACATCATCCCTATCGACGGCGGCGATGATGTTCTGTTCTGGCCTGAGTGGAATCACCAGCCGTTATGCCAGACCCACCACAACCAGAAGACCTCGCAACAAGACCCCGGCACCAAAGCGAAGCGCAAAGCAGGGCTGTACCGGGAGCAGGAAGAACGCGCGGCCCATCGCAATGACTGGATGTATGAGGCCAGCAATGAATGAGAAAGACGTGGTGAATCTGTACCGATCATTGATGCGCTGCCGTAATGGTTTCATGCAGGGCCGAGACAGACGCACTGAGCGCCAGCCAGTGAAGCGCATGAGTGAGCGTGACCGTGAGCTGCGGGAATGCTTCCGCAACCGCTGACAGGCCGCATGGACGGGGTGGGGGAGGTTTTCAGGACAAAACTCAAGGTGCCAGGCACCGCCTGCCCCCTCAAATTTTTACGCACGGTGATTTTTTTGAAAATAAAACGCGATGGAAACGAGAAATTTTTATGGCAAGACCACCAAAACCGCCAGCTTACCTTGATGAGTTAGCCGCGCAGCAGTGGAAAGCGAAAGCGAAGCAACTGGCCGAGCGTGGCGATCTGACACCCGCCGACTGGAACAACCTTGAGCTTTTTTGCGTCAACTATTCGATGTACCGCAAAGCCGTGGAAGACCTTGCCAGCCGTGGGTTCAGCATTGTTAACAGCCAGGGTGGCGAGAGCCGAAATCCGGCACTGAGTGCAAAGGCCGATGCTGAAAAAATCATGATTAAAATGTCGTCGCTGCTGGGCTTTGATCCGGTAAGCCGTCGCCGTAACCCGGTGGAAACGGAAGAGGAGGACGAGCTTGACCGTCTGGAATGAGTACGCAAATGCGATAAAAAAGGGCGAAATTCCGGCCTGTAAGCGCGTAAAACAGGCCGTGGAAAGGTACTTTTCCGACCTGAATGACCCCCGTTATGAGTTCGATACGGCGACCGTAGAGCGGTTTATTGCGTTCTCCCGGCTCTGTCCTCACGTCAAAGGCCCGCTTCGGGGCCAGCCAATTGATCTGGAACCGTGGCAGCAGTTCGCCTTTGCTAACCTGCTGGGCTTTAAAGTCAGAGAGACAGGCCGCCGTAAGTACAGCAGCGCCTTTATTGAGGTGCCGCGCAAGAATGCCAAATCCACCGTGGCCGCCATGCTGGCTAACTGGTTTCTGGTAATGGAGAAGGGCCAGCAGGATATCTACACGGCGGCGGTGAGCCGGGATCAGGCCCGAATCGTGTTCGACGATGCCCGCCAGATGTGCCTGCTGTCAAAACCGCTGAAAAAGCGCGTAAATATTCAGGCGCATAAGGTCATTTTCCCGAAGAGCAACAGCCTGCTAAAGCCGCTGGCGGCGAAAGCGGCCACCATTGAAGGGACTAACCCCAGCCTAGCGATTGTCGATGAGTACCACCTTCACCCGGATAACGGCGTTTATTCCGCCCTTGAGCTGGGTATGGGGGCCCGTCCGGAGGCGATTTTGTTTGCTATCACTACCGCCGGGAGTAACGTTGTCTCTGCCTGTAAACAGCATTATGACTACTGCTGTCAGATTCTGGCCGGGGAAGAGAGCAACGATTCGCTGTTTGTCCTGATCTACGAGCTGGACGACGAAAGCGAGGTTGAGCAGCCGGAAATGTGGATCAAGGCTAACCCTAATCTGCATGTGTCCGTTGACGCGGCGAAACTGGAATCCACTATCCAGAAAGCGCGGGGCATACCGTCGCAGTGGGTGGAAATGCTGACCAAGCGTTTCAATATCTGGTGCCAGGGCTCCACGCCGTGGATGGGGGCCGGGGCATGGGATGCCTGTGCGCTCGACTACACCGAAGAAGACCTTGCCGGGATGGAGTGCTATGCCGGGTTTGACCTGTCCTCTACCAGCGACATAACCAGCGTGAGCTACGCTTTCCCGTTCGACAGGGAGATCCGACTCCTGACCCGTCATTATCTGCCGGAAGCGCAGCTGCTTAACGTCGCCAACAAAAACCGCGCTATCTACCGCCAGTGGGTGAAAGCGGGCTGGATACGCACCACCCCCGGCGACTGTATCGACTATGACCGCATCCGTGACGATATTCTGCGCGATGCTGAAACCTTCAATATACGGCTGGTGGGCTTCGATACGTGGAACGCCACACACCTGCGCACTCAGCTACAGGGGGCGGGCCTCGATGTGGAGCCGTTCCCGCAAACCTATCTCAAATTCAGTCCGGTAGCGAAATCCTTTGAGGTGTTCGTTAATCGCAGGGTGGTGTGCCACCGTGGCGATCCGGTTCTGGCCTGGGCAATTGGTAACGTGGTGATGGAGTCCGACGCTAACGCCAACATTAAGCCCAACAAAAAGAAATCCTCTAACAAGATAGATCCTGCGGTATCTGCGCTGATGGCGTTCGGCACCTTCCAGGCTGAGCATGAGGATTTTGCTTTCGATATGAGCGATAGCCATAAGCAGCGACTCGCCGAATTTACCGGGATTTGAATATGCTCAAACACAAGAAAATTGAGTCTGTGATCGACGAAATGGCACGTCAATTGGGCCATGAACTTAACGGGCAGGATAAGCTGGTAATCCGCACTAAAACAGCTATGGTGTTGGCTGCTAAACAGCGGCACCGCCAGCGCATGGAAGCGCCTCCCTATCAGTGGCGAAAGCCAGATAAATTAAGGCGTTGA